CGGTCCCCCGACGCTAGGCGCTGTAAAGCATCATCACAATATGTTTGTTCGTTTGTGCAACCTAATTGATACAAACACCAAACGTGATAACATGGAGAGACTTGAAGCTCATCACATTACGCACGAGCGTAGAGCTTTCAAGATTTATCCCGTTCGATACTTTGATGTGAAGAACGACTACTGTCGTAGGTGGATTGAGCTTTGCCTACAGGCTATGAGCAACATTTCCCAGTTGACTGAAAACACTTGGGCAAATGACTGGTCAGAAGCCACTGGCAAGGAAATGAAAAAGCTTTTCCGAGAAGGCTATCGCCTAATGTGCGTAGAGCTATTCAACGTGCCAGTTATTGAAGCCGAAAAAGTTTTTGATGAAAGCACCCCATTCTTCTTGACAAAGAACCATTTTGAAACTTATGATGTTGGACATATTCCAACAATCGAATGGATTAAGCATCCTGCTCTAGGTGGCGAATTTACTGAAGACGAACTTCGCCCAATCTCAACGACTAACGTTCCGGTTGCTCCCGGCGTTGCTGAGAATGATGGCAATACTCCACAGAGAGAGTTGGAAAGACGTATGCAGGGTGGTGAGGTTGTTGAATAAGTAACTTCAACCCGTTATTAATTAAAGACACAGAGGAAGGATTCCGATGAAGAAGATTTTTTGGACAGGATTGCTATCTGTTTTTATCTTTGCCACGAGCGTCTTCGCTCAGGACAATCGACTGTATCAACATCTACAGGATGTTTCAGTTACGGTTAAGTCTGGGTTCGGTGAAGGCTCTGGCGTTATTATTACGCGAGATGTTGAAGTGGTCCCCAATGTTAAGCAGAAGGTCAACTTTGTATGGACCGCTGCGCACGTAGTAGACGGACTAAGGTCTGTCAGGGTAGAAATCAAGAATGGCAAACCTCAGACAGTTGTTGAGTTTAAAGATGCTCAGATTGTCAAGGAGTTAGTTGAAGACGGTCGCCGTGTTGGCGAAATCAAGATGGAAGCCAAGGTCATTAAGTACTCGGATGCTGAAAACGGAGAAGACTTGGCTCTCTTGATGGTTAGAAAGAAAGGCTTTATCGATAAGACTGTTACTTTCTATAAGAATGAAGGCAAGCCAGTGGCTATTGGTACTGAGCTATATCATGTCGGCTCTTTACTAGGCCAAGTAGGCAGTAACTCGATGACGCGAGGAATTTGTTCTCAAGTTGGTAGAGTTCTTGATTTGGGCAATGGTGACGGAGTTGTGTTTGACCAAACAACAGTTACCGCATTTCCGGGTTCTAGTGGCGGTGGAGTATTTCTAAGCGAAAGGTCTGGAGAAAAGGCTGGCCAGTATGTGGGGATGCTTGTTAGAGGAGCCGGTGAAACTTTCAACCTAATTGTACCGGTTAGAAGAATGAGAAAGTACGCCGAGGAAGAAGGGGTTCTGTGGGCTATTGACACAGATACAAAGGTTCCCTCCCTGAAAGGAGTCCTCTCTCTAAGCCCAGAAGGAAGCTCATCAGTTTCCAATTCAAAAAACGAGAAGAACAACGCTCCCACAAAAGATGGTTTGAGATTCCCAGTTCTTCCAGTAACCAGAGATTCAAGTAACAATACTAGACTTCCAGACACAAAGAAGCCACTACGATGAAAACCACAACCAATCTCTTGCTGCTTTTTCTTTCTTGCACAGCGGCCAATATTGGGCTGTCTTTATATTATTTTGAATCAAAAAATAAAGAAGAAAACCCACCCCAAAAATCGGTCTCTGTTGCTGGACATGAAGCCGCAGCAATAACCTCTGCTTTAGCAAATGTACATAATCAAGCTATCTATAGAGATAGCGTTACGGTGCAAGAGGTTCTTAAACTTCAGCACCATCTCAATATGCACGGGAAAAGAGTTCCGATGTGCCCCGATTGCAGAGTGGGGAATAGAACTACAGAATATAAATATACCATGGATGATTTTTAAATGAAACGGATTTTGTATTACCTTTTACTGAGGAGAAACAATGTCTGAGAAGTTCGCACTACTACTAAAGTCTAGAAGATTCTGGGTCGCTGTTGGTGGCATTGTTGTCACTACCACAAACATCTTCGGCCTAGACCTTAATCCAGAGCAAGTTAATAACATCGTTCTTATTGGCGGTGCTTGGATTGTTGGTGACAGTCTAAGAAGCTCTTAAAGGAAAAAAATGTCTTTAGGAAATTGGGGAGAACCCCTAACAAGGATAGTTAATTATCTAGTCCCACCGGAAAGCCGAAAGAAGACACTGTCTTGCGCAGAGCTATTTAAAAGCCTGCACGATGAGTCAGGGGTCACCGTTTCAAACCTTGACAACATCGCAGAGGTGTGCAAAGATGGGGGAGATTCCCATTTTGCGGCGGCTGCAAAGTGTCTTGGCTTTCGGGGGGACTATGATATAGTCTCCGAAGCATCACAGCTTAAACAGGAATACGACCTCTGTCTTATTCCTAAAAACCTTAAGCCAAAACAGAAAGGCAGTATTGTAGCTAAGCACATACTAAAGAAGTAAAATGGGAAAAACAGTACGAAAGAAGAGCAAGCGCGATAAAAAGCGATTAAAAAGAGAAAACCGCAGCCGAAAGAATAAGCGAAGCAATGACAGAGAGACCGTCATGGAATGAATACTTCATGGGCATGGCTCGCTACGCCTCCGTAAGAAGTCATGACTCTCAAACTAAAGTTGGTTGCGTTATAGTCGGTAGTCCTAACGTGGTTGTTGGAGTCGGGTACAACGGCTTCTGTTCTAATGTTAAAGAAGAAGGACTTCCCACAACCAGACCTGACAAATATCCATTTATTGTACACGCAGAAGCTAATGCTATAAGTAATCTAGTTGTGAAACAGATTGATTACTACAAGGCTTACATTACACATCTACCCTGTGCTAATTGTGCAAAGCTGTTGTGGCAAAGCGGTGTTCAAGAATGGTATGTTCCGAAAGGGTCTAAGGCTCATGGAGAAACAGAGGAAGACAAAATTGTCTATGAACATCTTACAGATAACGGATTAGAAATTACATATTTAGATATGTCAGGTCGCTGGAACGGTCTGTTCTTTTAAGAGTAATGGCAACTAGAATATTCCATAATGGACCACCCAAGCATTTAAGAAAAATGAAACAACCTCCAAATGGCTGGACCACAGAAGTAGAAATAAAAAGAGTGTATGACGGAGACACTCTTATAGTAGACGTACATAGAACCCTGACAGTTAGACTGAAAGATTGCTGGTGTTCAGAAATTAGAACTAGAGATAAAGAGGAAAAGAAAAAAGGAATCGCGGCTAGAAATCATTTAAGAGAAATTTTGTTAGAAGAGAAAAACGAAGACACCGGAAAACTGGAATACATAAAAGCTGTCCTCCACATACCTGCTAGTGAAGATTCCGAGCTTAAGGATGTGTTTACTTTCGGAAGGGTTTTGGGACATATCTTCATAGATGGTAAAGACGTATCAGAAATCATGATAGAGTCTGGACATGCTACAAAAGAAAAAGACAGGAAAAACTGATGTCAGTAGCGGAGCTACAGAACTATACTTTTGTTGGTAAATACGCCAGATGGATTCCCGAAAAGAAAAGAAGAGAAACGTGGAAGGAAAGTGTAGAACGTGTTGAAGGGATGATGCTTGAGTCCTACCCCTCTGTCCCAGAGGAAATTGAATGGGCTTATGACATGATGAATAGAAAGCGCGTTCTGGGTTCTCAACGTGCCCTCCAGTTTGGAGGCTCCCCCGTGCTAAAACACAACGCGAGAATTTACAATTGTATAGCCTCCTATGTAGATAGGCCGAGGTTTTTTCAGGAATGCATGTATCTTCTTTTGTGTGGTTGCGGTACTGGATTCTCCGTCCAAAGACATCATGTAGAAAAGTTACCCAAACTAGTTCAGAAGAAGGATGGTACTAAAAAATTTACCATTCCAGACACAATAGAAGGGTGGTCTGACGCCGTTGGCGTTTTAGTCAACAGCTATTTCCAGCAGGATGATTTTTTTCTAGACTACGTGGGCAAAACAGTATCATTTGACTACTCTGAAATCAGGCCCGCTGGTTCATATCTAAGCTCAAGCTCTGGCAAGGCGCCCGGTCCTGAACCATTGAAAAAAGCTCTGACAAATATTAAGAAAGTTTTAGATAAAGTATTGAAGGATGCGCTATTTTCAACTAGAAAACTGAGACCTATAGATGTTTATGACGTGGTCATGCATGCTGCCGATGCTGTTATTTCTGGCGGTGTACGTAGGAGTGCTACGATTTGTCTTTTTTCACCAGACGACAAAGAGATGGCACTGGCAAAAACTGGCAATTGGTTTCATGATAATCCTCAACGTGGTCGTTCTAATAACTCTGCTCTTTTACTGCGTGGTGAGACCAGTCCTGAACAATTTACATCATTGATGGAGTCGGTTAAGGAGTTCGGAGAACCGGGATTTGTATGGGCAGATTCCACTGAGCTTATTGTAAACCCATGTGTTGAGATTGGACTCTATCCTGTAGACGAAGAGACGGGAGAGACAGGCTGGCAAGCGTGCAATCTTAGTACCATCAACTGTGCCAGAATAAAGACCAAGAAGGATTTCTTTGAATCTTGCAAGGCGGCGTCCATCATTGGAACCCTACAAGCTGGATTCTCAAAGATGTCCTACTTGGGAGAAGTTACCGAGAGAATCCTGAGAAGAGAGGCTCTTCTCGGTGTTTCTATGACAGGAATCATGGAGCGTCACGATATCTGTTTGGACCCCGAGATTCAAAAGCAAGGCGCTAGGGTTGTTAGGAAAACGAATAGAGAGCTTGCTAAGAAAATCGGGATTAATGCAGCAGCTAGAACTACTTGTGTCAAGCCTGAAGGGACTGCTAGCTGTATTCTTGGTACTAGTTCTGGTATCCATCCTCATCATGCCAAGCGTTATATTAGACGTGTACAGGCTAATAAGATGGAGGATATATATCAACACTTTAAGAAAACAAATCCGAGAGCATGCGAAGAGTCGGTCTGGTCTGCAAACGACAGCGACGACGTAATCTGCTTTTGCATAGAGGTTCCTTCCGGTTCTAAATTGAAGAATCAGATTGGTGCTATCGGTCTCTTGGAATATGTAAAAAGCACACAGCAGAACTGGGTCATGACCGGAAGAAATGACTCTCTTTGTGTTAAGCCGTTTCTGCAACACAACGTGTCTAACACAATCAATGTAAAGCCAGAAGAATGGGAAGACGTAGAGAAATTTATCTACAAAAACAGAAAGTATTTTTGTGGCGTCTCTCTGCTTCCATTGAGTGGAGATAAGGACTATCCGCAAGCACCGTTCACGACGGTGTATCTTCCCAGCGAAATGGTATCGCACTACGGCGACGGCGCGATGTTTGTTAGCGGGTTAATTGAAGTTGCACTTAACCTCTGGGAAGATAACCTATGGTCAGCTTGTGACGGACTGTTAGGAGTAGGAACTAGAATTAAAGGCAACGGAAAAAGTGAATGGGTTGAGCGCTGCAAAAAGTTTGCCAAAAAGTATATGGATGGAGACATCAAAAGACTTACATATTGCATGAAAGATGTCTACAATTGGAAAGAGTGGGTAGACATGAAGAGAGAGTATACCGCAGTAGAGTATACTAATTGCATAGAGGAACATGACAACACTACGCCAGAGCAAGAGATTGCCTGTGCTGGTGGAGCCTGTGAAATTATCTAGGAAGCCCAATGTCAAGCACCAAAAATATAAAAACGCCACCCTTCATGCAGAGAACACCAGAGGGTGACAAAGTCCTACAGGCCACCGTATTGCGTCTTAATGAGGCTATAGACGTTGGGAAAGGATTCATGGTCCACATATCATATGCACATGAGGGGAAAGTTTTCCATTTTAATGGACGATACAACTTCCCCTCTCCCGATATGCCCATGTGTGCTTCAAGTTTTGGACAGTTTGTTACAGAGGAGAAGGAAAAAGACAACGAGGAGATGTCTAATGACAAATCAGCCACTAAGGGCAAGAAGGCTGACTGAGACAGCCAAACTACCCACAAAAGCTCATGACACAGACGCCGGAATAGACTTGTATTCTGACGAGGACTTGGAGATTAGGTCGGGAAGGACCGTATTAGTCTCTACGGGAATCTCTATGGCAATTCCTGATGGTTATGCTGGATTAATATGGGACCGTTCTTCTATGGGTGTAAAGGGGCTGCACCGATTCGCTGGAGTGGTTGACAGTGGATATAGGGGAGAAGTAAAGGTCTGTATTTCTAATATGGGCTACGGAACAACAGAGTGGCCATTTGGTAGTAAGTCTTATTTTATTAGTCGCGGTGACAAAATAGCTCAAATTTTAATACAAGAAGTACCAAACTTTCGGATAGAGGAAGTTAACGATTTGGATAGCACTGACAGAGGAGAAGGGGGTTTCGGTAGTTCTGGCAAATAAAGAGGTAAAATGAAAAAACCAAAGTCAGAACTTAATAAACATGTTCATAGTAGGCACAGTCTATCTCCTAAAACTTCTAACCAAGCTGAATACATAAGGGCAATAGTAGAGAACGACGTTACAATATGTTCCGGGCCAGCAGGTAGCGGAAAAACAACTATATGTGTTGGCCTAGCCTGTGAGCATTTATTATCTGGAAAGATAGAAAAGATAATAATTACGCGACCAATAGTTGAGTCTGGTGGCGGGTTAGGTTATCTCCCCGGTTCTTTTCATGATAAGATACATCCATACCTAGTTCCTGTTATGGATGAAATGTCTAAATATATATCTAATAGTGGCATAGACTACATAAAGAAAAATAATGTCCTTGAAGTTTGTCCTCTAGAATATATGAGGGGAAGAAACTTTCATAACTCATTTATTATATTAGACGAGGCCCAGAATGCCACGATAGAACAGATAAAAATGTTCGTTACTCGTCTGGGAAGAAAGTCAAAAGCGGTGGTGAATGGAGACGTGAACCAAACCGACCTTCCAAGCCGTGTGCGAGGAGGGCTGTCTACGTGCATATCATGTTTACGTGGCTTGCACGGGGTTGGTATAGTGGAGCTTGGCGACGACGATGTTATTAGGCATGGAATTATATCCGCAATCCTTTATAGACTAGAAGATGCGCAAAATTCAGGCTAAAGAAAATTTAGAGAATATTATAGACCTTACAGAAAAGCACTCTGTCTTTACTGGAAATGTTGTTAAGACGCTTTCAGAAGACTTGCTCTTCTTAAGAAATAAATGTGAAGAGCTTCTAGACAACCCTGAAGAAAGCGAATCTGTAATAGAGGACATAAAGAAGGCTGTCGGGAGGTAAGATGCCTTTATATGAATATCTATGCTCTGAGTGTGAACACAGATTTACAATCGTACAGAGTATGAAAGATTCGAAGAAAAAGAAATGCCCGGAATGCGGAAGACATAAACTAGAAAGAGTTCTTGGAAGTCCTCATATCTTTGTAAGAGGAGAGCCTCAAACTCTTGGGCACTGGGCTGAAAGAAATACCAAGAAGCTTGGAAGATATGAACTGGACGACAGGAAAGAAAGAGACAAGGTAGATGAAAAGAAACCGGGAAAAAAGAAGCTACAAAGAGAGCTTAGAAGTATGACCGAAGAACAAAGACAAAGATATATACAGAAGGGAAAAAAATAATGGGGAACTCTGCTCCACACAGGGCTATACTTTACTGCCAGCTTGGCGTGCATGAGGTTATGAAAACGGGAGAATGCAGTGGCGACACGATAGACCCAGAGGATTTAAAGAAGTCTGGGCTGGATGAAACCTTCGTTCTCTGGGTTGATGGGGTCGACAAGTATGATTGCATTAAGAATACTGTCAACCAGATAAGAAATTTCATGGGGAAAGAAGATGGATGAAGATACACTAAAGTCTTTTGAAAAAGACCTTCCAAAAATTACAACAACCACATGCTATACCACCAAGGGAGATATAGTCTCAGAGAAAAGCAAGCTTGCTTATGCAAAACAAGTAGTGAATGGAAAAACCGGAATCTCTACATTCTTTGTTAAGACTGGAAGAGGCCGACTATTCGACCCTTGGGGAACATATGCAAGCAAGGCAAACTCCATAGAATTTCCCCTGAAAAAAGTTTCAGAAAACGTATATAGAAACTATATGACTTATCTGAAAACAAGAAATGGAAGATTTTTAACCACAGCAGAAAGGTATATGTTTGATGTCTAAGAGAAAAGGACCACTGACCAAGGCAGAAAAATTTTATATAGACAATCATCTAGATACACCAGTAAAGGAACTCGCAGAAGAGCTAAACAGAAGCGAAAAGATTGTCAAAAACCGTATTGGAACTCAGCCCGAAGATTCTTCCGAACAAACAGAAGAAGACAGCAGTATGAAGGTTGGAAATCT